CAAAACCCCAAATGATCGGATAATCCGAAGGAGTAGCGAAATGGAAGAGCAACTGAGGCGCATCGCCGACGCGCTGGAACGACTGGCCACGGCCAAGGAGTACGAAATGGCCACGGCAGACAGCCGGGCATGGGACGAGCATGGCGGCCCGGGCGATGAGCCGGAGCCTGACGCGCCGGCCATCCGCTACCTCGCCGGCTGACCATGCCAGCCCGCATCCCGACACACCGCCCCCCGTCATGGCAGTCGCCAAAGACCGGATGGGCCGATGACCGCATCCCAAGGAGGGCTGGCAAGTGGGCCGACCCAGCAAACTGACCACAGAACAGTGGCGCGACGTAGAGATGCGCCTAGCCGCCGGCGAGGGGGTCGTAGACCTCGCCCGTGAATACGGTGTGAGCCACGCCGCGATTTCTCACCGCGTAAGTAACGGCGGCCGGGCTGTCCGGATGGCGGCACAGACGGTCGCCGAGGCGGCGGACACCAGGGAGGTGGCGGATGCGCTGATAGGTGCGCTGGAGCCGTATCAGCGTGAGATGGCGATGACCCTCGCCGACCAGCTACGCGGCATCAGCACCGACGTTGCTCATGCAGCGGCGGACGGTGCGCGGACGGGCCGCCGGTTGCACGCGCTGGCCAGGGTACAGGCCGAGCGGATGCAGGTGGGTGGCGACATTGAGGAACTGCGGACGGTGGGGGCGTTGGCGAAGATCGGCAACGAGGCGCTATCTCCGGCGCTGGCGCTGCTGGCCGCGCACCGCAGCGAGGCCCCGGCACCGGTCGAGGAAATCGAGATCATCCGCAGCTATGCGCAGCTCAAGCGCCCTGAGGGCGCGTAGTGCCGGCGGCCCGCAAGCGAGCGCACATCACGCCGGCCGACCTGCACCCGGTGCAGCAGGTCATCCATGACTGTCCGGCGCGGTACGTCGTGGCGGCGTGTGGTCGGCGATTCGGCAAGACGGCCCTAGCCGTCGAGTGGCTGGCGCTGTCGGCCGGCGGGGCGATTGACGGCTTGCCCGTCGCCATCTTTGCGCCGACGTACAAGCTACTGCTGGACCCGTGGGCCGAGCTGGAGCGCACATTGAGGCCGCTCATGAAGCGCAGCAACCGGCTGGAAATGCGGATCGAGCTGGTGACGGGCGGCACGATAGACGGCTGGACGCTGCAAGACATGGAAGCCGGCCGTGGCCGCAAGTACGCGCGGGTAGTCATCGACGAGGCGGCGCACTCGCGCAACCTCGCTGAGGTGTGGGAGCGCGCAATCAGCCCGACACTCACTGACCTGCGCGGCTCGGCGCGGTTCCTGTCCACGCCTGCCGGCGCGGGATACTTCCGCGACCTGTACCGGCGCGGGGGCGACCCGGCCTATCCCGACTGGCAGTCGTTCCACGCGCCGACCAGCGCCAATCCGCACATATCGCCGGCCGAGATCGAATCGCGACGGCTGGAGCTGCCCGACCTCGTGTACCGGCAGGAATATCTGGCGGAGTTCGTTGAGTTCGGCTCCGGGCTGGTCAAGCCCGAGATGATCCTCGACGGCATCATGCCGCCCGGCCTGCCGATCACGCTCGGCGTCGATCTGGCAATCAGCACGAAGGACGGGGCCAACTACACCGCTATCGTGGCCATCGCCCGCGACCCGCAGACCGGCATCGTCTACATCCGAGAGGCGGAGCGGCATCGAGTGGGGTTCGCCGACGCACTAGACCGAATCACTGCCGCCGCCGCCCGGCACAATCCGGTGATGATCGCCATCGAGCAGACGCAGTATCAGGCCGCCGTCGTGCAGGAACTGGCCCGCACCACTGCGCTACCGGTGCGCGGGGTGCGGCCAGACCGGGACAAGATCACGCGCTTTGCACCGCTGCTCACCCGCTACGAGCAGCGGATGGTGCGGCACGATCCGTCCGGCGTGCCGGCGTGGTTCCGCGATGAGGTTGCGTCATTCCCCGCAGGTGCGTATGATGATGGGGTGGACGCTGCCGCCTACGCCTACTCGGCCATGGCGGGATCAGGCTGGAGGATCATCGCAGAATGAGCTGGCTCTTGAAGGCACTCGACCGTATCCGCCACCCGTCCACGTCGTGGTCTTGGGCGAGCGCCGGCACATCGGAGCAGGCGGCGGTTGACATGGCCCGAGAGGTCGGCAACGGCCTCGGCTCTTCGGTCATCATGGCCCCGGTGCAGTGGTTGCAGCGCACCGTCCCGACCGCCCCGCTGGTGGTCGAGGCTGACGGCAAGCCGCTCCCCAATCATCCGCTCGCGGCGCTGCTGCACAATCCGAATCCGGCCTATAGCCGCGATCACCTGCTGTCCGCTACCGTGCTGAGTCTGTGCACGGCGGGGAATGCCTACTGGCTCAAGGTGCGCAATGGGTCGGGCCGCGTTGTCGAACTCTGGTACGCGCCGCATTGGCTGATCCGTCCGCGCTGGCCGGTGGATGGGAGCGAGTACATCAGCCACTACGAATACCGGCCCGGCACGGAGGTGCAGACGCTGCTACCATCGGACGTAGTGCATATCCGCGCCGGCATCAATCCCGATGACCTGCGCATGGGGCTGGCTCCGCTGGCCGCGGCGCTGCGCGAGGTGTGGTCGGACATGGAGGCGTCCGTATTTGCTGCGGCGATCCTGCGCAACGCGGGCATCCCTGGCCTGATCCTGTCGCCCGACGGCCCGCAGTCGGCCAGTCCCGACGATTTGGCCGCCATGAAGCGCTACCTGAGCGAGCAGTTCAGCGGCACCAAGCGCGGTACGCCACTGGTCTTCAGCGCGAAAACGAAGATCGACCGGTTGGCGTGGAACCCGAAAGAACTCGACCTCACCTCGATCACTGACCGCGCCGAGGAGCGTGTGTGTGCGTTGCTTGGCGTGCCGCCGGTGGTGGTCGGTCTGCACGCGGGCACCAGCCAGACCAGCGTAGGCGCGACCATGCGCGAGCAGGTGCGGATCGCGTGGCACAGTGGCGTCATCCCGATGCAGAACAACATCGCATCGGAGGTGCTGCGCTCGCTAGGCCCTGACTTCCAGCAACCCGCCCGCTTGCGCCTCTACTTCGACACGGCCCAGATTGAGGCGCTGCGAGAAGATGCTGACGCGGTGGCGGGCCGCGCCGACAAGCTACTCCGTGCCGGCATCATCACCCTGGCCGAGAGCCGGCAGATGCTCGGCATCCCGGTTAATCGCAGTCACGACATCTTTCTGCGTCCGATGGGCGTAATCGAGACGCCGGCGGCAACGAAAGCAGCGCAGGCGACTGGCACCAAGTGCCACCATCAGAGCGCCCACGTCAAGCACTCGCACTCACCGATTGATGTACGCATTGCGGAACATGCGCCACATACCGAGCCGACCGAGGCGGAGGAAACCTTTGCCGACTCGTTGGAGGCGCTGCGCCGGAGATCGTCGGCACGATGGGCGCGGGCGCTTGGGACGTACTTCCGCGAGCTTGGCGAAGCGGCCGCGACTGCTGCTGAGCCGGCGATTGAGGCCGAGGAAAAGAGCGCCCTACTAAACGGAATGCTGACGGATCGGGTGATCGAGGCGATGCAGATGCCCGAGCACCGGAGGCTGTTTGTGGGCCTCTACGAGCGCGAGTATTTGCGCTGCGCTGAAGACGTGCGCAGTGCGGCGGCGCGTGCTGGCTTGCCGCAGCTTGCCACGAGCATCTCCGATCCGGTGGCCCGTGCGATCATCGCCACGGGTGGCCGGCGTGCTGGGCTGGTGGACATTGGCGCGCAGACCCGTGATGCGATCCTGTCGGCGGTGGCGCATGGGCGGGCGGAGGGTCTGGGGGCTGCTGCGATTGCGCGGCAGATCCGCGATGCGGTGCCGGCTGGCCCGTGGTCATCGCCGAAGATTCGCGCCGAGGTCATCGCCAGAACCGAAGCGAAGTACGCACAGAACTACTCGACGGTAGAGCATGGCCGAGCGAACGGCATACTGCACTACATCATCTTCGATGCGCGGCTGGGTGACACCGATGAAATCTGCATGGCACTAGATGGCGCGATTGTGAGCGCGGACGAGGCGTATGAGTTGATGCTCACCGAGCATCCCAACGGCACGCGGTCTTTCGCACCGCACTATCTCGACTGAGGCGAAAAGATGGACATCAAGCACATCACCGAAATCAAGCGCGTTTCGGACAAGGGCGTCGGCCTCGCAGTATTTGCGACGTTGGGCGTCGTTGATCGAGATGGCGACGTGACCCTGCCCGGTGCATTCGGAGAGCAGACGGTCAAGGTGCTGCCTGCGCACGATTGGGGGCATGTCCCGATTGGCAAGGCGCGCATCTTCGAGCAGGGCAACGAGGCGATGGCGGAGTTCACGCTAAACCTTGAGATCGAGGCCGCCCGCGATTGGCACGCAGCGCTGAAGTTCGACCTGCTCGACCAGCCCACGCAGCAGTGGTCGTACGGCTTCGAGATCGTCAAATCCTCGCTCGGCCAGATCGACGGCAAGAGCGTCCGCTATCTCGAATCGCTGCGCGTGCATGAGGTCTCACCGGTGGTTATCGGTGCGGGCCTCGGCACCCGGACATTGGCGATGAAGCACGGAGACCGCTCTGTGATCGCGCAGATTGCCGACGTGCGGGCCGAAATCGAATCGCTTGCTGCTCGCATGGCCGCCATCAAGGCGCTGCGCGCTGCCGACGGGCGGAGGCTGTCGCAGGATCGTTGCGAAGACCTCGACCGCATCAAGGCCGCCATTGCTGCATTGCTGCCCCTTGCCGACGAGTTGACCCGCTCGGCAGATGCAGAGGTACGACGCGCCTACAGTGCATTCGTGCTGCGGCGTACTTGACGGGGGCATTTTTCCGTGTTCTGATTTCCCCGCGCTTGTCGCAGCCAACCCATTTTCCAGGCCGCTTGCTGGCCGTGTGCAGTCCCAGGAGGACGCCATGAGCATCAGCAAGAAGCGCGAAGAACTCGCGGCCAAGCAATCCGCCCTCGGCGGGATTTTCACCGAAGCCCGCACCGATTCCGGTGAACTCGACCTTGATCGGATCAAGTCGCTGGGCGACCTGAGCACCATCGCCAAGGCCGAGAAAATCCGCGCCATGAACGCGGAACTCGACGCCATCGGCACCGAGATCGATTCGCTTGAGGCGGTCGAGAAAGCGGCCAAGGCGCAGGCCGACCGTGAATCCTCACGTGGGTCGATCCGTCATCCGGGCGGCGACGAGCGGGCATACAGTGGCCCGCAGAAGTCGTTGGGCGAGATGGTCACGAGCCATCCCGACTATGTGCGCTGGTCGAAGTCGGGCGGGGCGGGCGGCATCACCCTCCAACTTGACGGCGTGATGCCGTCTGACCTGCTGGTGGCGTCTGGCGGCAACAACACGATGCACGCCAAGATGATGACCACCACTGCTGGCTGGGCACCGGAGCGCATCCGCATCGGCGAAATGGTCGAGGCTGCAACCCGTCCGATCCAAGTCCTGGACATCATGCCGCTGTCGCGCACTGTCGGAGACAGCGTGGTGTACATGGAGGAAACGACCCGGACGCATGGTGGAGTCGAGGTGTTGGAGGGCGCGCTGTATGGCTCTTCGACCTTCGTTTTGACCGAGCGCACGAGCCTCGTTCGCAAGATCGCCGAGTCGATTCCGGTGACGGACGAACAGCTGGAGGATGTGGCGCAGGTCGAGAGCTACCTCAACACGCGCTTGATGTTCGGCGTGCGGCAGCGGCTGGACTCGCAGGTGCTGGTCGGCAACGGCACTGCGCCGAACCTGCGCGGCCTGCTCAACACGGCCGGCATCCAGACCACGGCACGCGGTGTTGGCCCGCCTCTGGAGCCGATCCCGGTTGCGATCTTCCGCGCCATGGACTTGGTTCGTTCGGTTGGCCGCGCTGAGCCGACCCATGTGGTCATGCACTCGACCAACTGGTCGGCGGTGCGCACGGAGCGCGACACGAACGGCAACTGGCTGTGGGGCCACCCGAGCCAGCCCGGCCCGGATCGGCTCTTCGGCTTGCCGGTGGTGTTGTCGCAGGCGGGTGCTGCGGGCACGGCCTTTGTTGGCTCGTTCTCGCCGCAGTGGGTCACGCTGGCCGAGCGGCGCGGCGTGGATGTACAGGTCGGCTACATCGGCGACCAGTTCGCGCAGGGGCGGCGCACGATGCGGGCGGATGGTCGCTGGGCATTCGTGGTGTTCCGCCCGGCTGCCTTTTGCACCGTGACCGGTCTGTGATGGGAGTACGTCATGATCGCCGAGCAACGCATCTACTGGACTGCTGACCGGACGCGGCTGGTGTACGAGGGTGATCCTGACGCGGCGGAGTTGTACGCCGCGCCGGGTGATCCGGTGGCGGAGGAACAGCAGCCGCTGCTGGTCGCGCAGACCAAGGAGCGGCCGAGGCCGCAGCGCAAATGAGCGATGTCACGCTGCGACAAGTCCGGGAGCATGTGGAGTCCGACCTTTCGGACTCGGCCTTGACTCGGCTGCTGTCGGCGGCGGCGCAGGAAATCGCGTCCGTCGCCGGAGCGCACAACGCGCAGCGCGACACTTTCCTTTTGCCTGATTCGCGGGTGCTGGTCACCTCGCGTCCGGTGGTGTCCGTCACCAGCATCACGGAGCGAGTGGGTGGTGTGGGGCAGGCTTTGGCTGCTAGCGATTGGCGGCTGACGCACTCGCGTGAGCTGCTGCGGCTGGCGACGGGTGCCAATCCGCGTGTGTGGTGGGGCGAGGAAGTGGTCGTGGTTTACGTCCCGGTTTCGGACTTGGATATTCGCCGTCGTGTGCAGATCGACCTCGTGAAGCTGTCGATCCAGTATTCCGGCGCGAAGTCGGAAAAGGCTGGGGACTACTCGGTCACGCTGCCGGTGTATCAGGCAGAGAGGGACATGCTGCTGGCCCCGCTGTTGGCGGGCCGGCTGGGGCTGGTGTGATGCGCGGTCGGATGACCTACCGGGCCATCGTGGAGCGCAGCGTGTCGGCTGGCCTCGACGCATATGGCCACCCGACGCCGCCCGACTGGCAGCCGCTCGCGGTGGTGCCGTGTCATGCGTGGCATTCGGAGCGGCCCAGCATGGTGGCGGACGGCGAGAAAGTGGCGCGTGTCGAGGTGTTGTGGTGCGCGCTGCCTGTTGGAGCTGACGTGCGGCCTGTGGATCGTATCGCCCGGATCGAGGATCGATTGGGCAGTGTGGTGTTCCCCGGCGTGTGGGTGATTGCATCGGCCTTGCGTCGGCGGTTTGGCTACGTCGAGGCGCAGTTGGAGCGTGCGGCATGAAGCGATACACGATTGACTGGACCGGCAAGGAATACCTGCGTCGGGTGCTGACCGCGCAAAAGCGCGCCGTCAACCGGATCATGTCGCGCTGTGTCATCCACGCGAAGCAGAATCACCCGTGGACCAATCGGACGGGCATCCTTGAGGGGTCGATCCGCATCACCGATTACGCGTATGAGGATCGCCACGGCGTTGCCGGGCTGTGGGGTAGCGCGGACACGGCATACGCGATTTTCCTGGAGCTGGGCACGAGCAGGATGCCGGCTTTCCCGTTCCTGCGCCCGGCAGCGGATGCGGTCTATCCCGAGCTGGTGGGCGAGCTGTCCCGGCAGATGGAGCGCAGCCGATGATCCGCGACCTGCTCGCAGCGATGGTTGCGCACTTGCGCGCACAGCCGGGCATCGTCGCGCTGGTCGGTGATCGCGTCTTTGGTGTCGAGTTGCCTGCCGGCGAGACGGCTCACATGCCGCGCTCTGCGCTGGTGCTGACGCCATCGGGCGGGACGGTGACGGAGTATGCGCGTGCGTTGCCGCTCGATTCGTTGCGGGTGGATGCCTGGTGTTATGGGGTGACTCCGCATGAGGCGCAGCGCTTGCGGCGTGCGGTGCGTGCTGCTTTGCGATCCATGACCCGCGTGCAGGTCGGGGCTGTGCTTTTCCACTGGGCGCAACCAGCCGGCGGCTACAGCACCGGACGCGACCCTGATACCCGCTGGCCTCGCGTGTGGGAGTCCTACACCGTGCTGGCATCTGAAACCTAGGAGACGAATATGGAACCGTTTGAGATCATCGCTGCGCCATACGATGTTTGGGTCGCACCGACTGGCACCGCATTCCCGCTGCTGACTGTTGCGCCGGCAGTGCCGTGGGCACGGCTTGGCACGCGGGGGAACATGAACATTTCGGAGGATGGCATCACCGTCGCGCACGAGGAAGAAATCGAGGAGTTCCGCATGCTGGGCGCGACTGGCCCGGTCAAGGCGGCGCGAGTGTCGGAGGGCTTGAGTTTGTCTTTCGTGCTGCATGACCTGACGCTCGAAGCCTATCAGGCGGTACTCGGCTTCAATCCGCTGACCAGCGTTCCGGCTTCTGCTGGCGTGCCGGGATCGCGCTCGATCAACCTGTATCGGGGGGCGGGATCGCCGCCGGTGCGGTCGCTGCTGTTGCGCGGGCCGGGGCCGTATGGCGCGGCATTCCCGCTGCAATATGAGTTGCGCCGGTGTTACTTCCGCGCTGAGGCCGAGGTGGTGTATTCGCGTGGCGAGCCTGCCGGTCTGGAGATCAGTTGTGTTGCGCTGATTGACACGTCTGCGCCTGCCGGCCAAGAGTTCGGCGTGTTGCGTGCGCAGACTACTGTGCCGCTGTAATGGATTCGCGCATCGCCGCATTGGAACGCGAGGCGCGGGAGCACAAGAGTCGCGTGCGGTATCACCGTTCGCGGCTGCACGAATGCATGAATGAGTTATCCACGCTGCGCTCGATTGCCAACCGGTTAGAGTTGCAGTTCATCGGCGAAGGGGAACACCATGGCCAATCTGCGGGACATCAGCACCAAAACGGAACCGGACACGATCACGATTGACGGCGTGCACTATGCGCTGACCGATCCCGGATCGTTGTCCACACTCGAAGCATCGCGCCTGCGCCGACAAGCGCGAGTCCTGTCTGAGCACGCGACACGCGATGATCTGTCTGAAGAAGAGGCGATGGCCTGTGATGCTGCCCTTGCGGCGGTGTTCGCGCAGGTCGCGCCGAGTGTGCCGCCCGAGGTGGCGGCCAAGTTGGCACCTGGACAGATGGCTGCGGTGATCGAGGTTTTTACTGTGCGCCCGTCGTCGGCGCAGGCGAGTACGACGCCATCTGGTACTGCCTCCGATTCTACGGCGGGAGCGTAGAAGAGTGGCTGGACATGCCGCTCTCGATGCTGACCGCAGCGACCGAGGCCATGCATCGGATGCGGGCGCAAGAGGCTCTGGCGCTGTCGGCGGTGGTGCAGGTCGGCGCTGCCACGATCAAGCGGGAGGCGATGAAGCGGATGGTCGGCGCGTGGCAGAAAGCAGCGAGGGCGGGCCTGCCCAAGCGCAAGCTGACGCCAGCCGAGTGGCGCAGTCGATTGGCGATGATGGGCGTGGGGGTGGTGCATGACGATGGAATCGCTGGGTCGAGCAGTCCTGAAGCTGGTGACGGATGATCGGGATTTGCGGCAGGGGTTGGACTCTGCCGAACAGCAGACCGCGCACTCCATGCGCCGGATGGGCGCGAGAGCTGCGAAGGTCGGCGCGGGGCTTACCGCTGCGGTGACGCTTCCGGTTGCTGCCTTTGGCGCGGCCTCGGTGCTGGCCTATCAAGAGGCGGAGCGGGCGGTGGCGGGCGTGGAAGCGGCGCTGGCGTCGATGGGGCCGGCAGCCGGGCGCACATCGCAACAGCTGCAAGACATGGCGATGGCCCTTCAGCGCGATCTCGGTGTGGATGGCGATATTGTGCTGGGCAGGGTAACGGCA